AGAACAAGAAATCAAAACAACGTCATCAATTATGATGATGTATGGCTAGGCGGTAAGAATGAGCGAATTAGTTGATTTAAAAAAACTACCTGCACCAAAAGTTGTGCAGGAACTCAGTTATGAAACCTTACTTGCTCAGAGAAAAGAAAAGTTTCTGTCATTACAAGAAAGTGATGATATGCGGAAACATTGGCAAGCTCGCTTACAGTTAGAAAGCGAACCTGTGGTTAAATTGCTAGAAGAAAATGCTTATCTAGAACTCTTGCTAAGAACAAATATTAATGAATCCGCAAAAGCCGTAATGCTTGCCTATGCGACAGGCTCAGACTTAGATCAATTAGGGGCATTATTCGGCATTAAGCGATTAATCATTCAAGCGGGAGATTTAAACGCTCACCCGCCTATTCCAACCCAATATGAAGATGACGAACGCTTTCGAACACGCATTCAAATGTCATTAGAAGGATTAACCACAGCTGGCAGTCGTGCAAGCTATGAATTCCATGCACTATCTACATCGGCAAAAATAAAAGACGTTGATGTAACAAGCCCCACTGCTGGCACGGTTAAGGTCGCTATATTGTCGACAGAAGGGCAAGGAACACCCGACAATGATTTAATTAATGCGGTAAAAGAACAGCTGAATGCCGAGCATATTCGCCCACTGACCGATACGGTATTAGTCGAAAGTGCGGTGATTTTACCTTATGAAATTCGAGCCACCCTAACACTTTATCCAACTGTGCTAGAAAGTGTTGTTATGGCAAATGTTAATCAAGCCATCACCAATTATACAAATAAGCAACACTTGCTTGGCATTGATATTACGCTTTCAGGTATTTATTCAGCCTTACACCAAGAAGGCGTACAGAACGTAAAACTGACACAACCGCTTACAGATTTAACCGTACAACCTCACCAAGCAGCATATTGCTCACAAATTCAAATCAACGTAGGTGGCCGAGATGAATAGCTATCTCTTGCCCATCGGGTCGAGCAAGCTAGAGAAACAATTATCGAATACGTTTTCTGCAATTGCGGAAATTCCTGTTCCCATTCGCCTCTTATGGAGTGCTGAAAATTGCCCTATAAACCTATTGCCATGGCTTGCTTGGTCGCTTTCCGTGGACGAATGGGATGACGAATGGAGCGAGGAAAGCAAACGACAAGCCATTTTAAATAGCATCCACATTCACAAGCACAAAGGGACAATTTCGGCGATTCGCCGTGTCATGAAATCGGTGGGTTATGGCGAAGTAGATATTATCGAAAACCAATCACTTAAAACATGGAATGGCGAACTAAATTTTGATGGTTCAGAAACCTTTGAACATGAAGAAATGCACTGGGCTGAATACAAAATTGTGCTACATCAGCCCATTACTATTGAAGAATCAAAGCAAGTGCGGCGGATTTTAAATGAAAACGCTCCCGCACGCTGTCATCTGGTTGCATTCAATTTTACACGGGCAGGCCATCGATGGAATGGCGAGATCAATTTCGACGGAAACTTTACTTTTGGGGAAGTATAAATGGGAAAAATTACTGATCAACAACAATGGGAAGAAGATATTTATCTCATTGAAAAACAAGATAAGGTGCTGGGTGGAGAGCTTGGCGTAATTAACATTCAAGCCAAACAGCTAGCCAATCGAACCAAATATTTAAAAGGTCAAGTAGACACCATCAACCGAGACCGCACAGGCTACGCCCCAAAAGCAAGCCCAGCGTTCACCGGTATCCCAACCGCCCCAACAGCTAATTCAGACACGAACAGCACACAAATCGCCACAACCGCATTTGTGAAAACCGCAATCGCTGCATTGGTAGGATCAGCCCCTGCAGCATTGGACACGTTGGAAGAATTGGCACGAGCATTAGCAGGCGATGCAAACTTAAAAGCGACTTTACTCGCTGAAATCGGGAAAAAAGCCAACGCCACTGATTTTAATGCCTTACATGATTTGTTTATTGGTATCCCTATTCCTTATCCGCTCTCTACAGTCCCTGCAGGTTGCTTGGCCATGAACGGACAGCGGTTTGATACTCGTCGTTATCCAAAATTGGCACAGAAATATCCATCGGGTGTATTACCTGATTTGCGTGGCGAGTTTATTCGTGGTTTGGATAATGGACGAGGGGTAGATGCAGGGCGAGCGTTGTTGTCGGCTCAGAGCGATGCAATTAGAAATATCATAGGGCAGTTAGGAACTGATAATGGTTGGATATTTAGAAATCCAACGGGAGCTTTTTACGATCCATATAACGGAACAAATACACAACGATTAAGAGCAGTAACAACAAGTGAAGGAATTGGGGACGATGGCAGAAGTCTTGGTTGGTTAAGCTTTGATGCAAGCAAAGTTGTTCCAACGGCCAATGAAAATCGCCCTCGCAACATCGCCTACCACTACATCTGTTTAGCCGAATAAGGAGCAAAAATGACCGTGACATTTAATCAAGAAGGTTTTGCCGAAACTAGTGGTGAAATCACCGTGTATTGCACCGATGCGCAAGGGGTTTACACCAAAGAAACAACAGAGTATGTCAGTGCGGGCGGAAGCCTTGCGGCTGGTAGTTATTTAGATGCCCCGCCAAAACCGAAACAAGGCTTTGTCATTGTGCGAGCTGATAACAGTTGGCAATACCAATCCGACCATCGGGGCACCTATTACAACAAAGAAACAGGCGAAAAAGTAGAACATACCGTACTAGGTGAATTGCCAGAAAATTTAACTGAACTTGCGCCACTTGCTGAACCGTGCAAATGGAACGGTACAGCATGGGTAAAAGATGAAGCGAAAATTGCTGATAATTTTATAAAAAAACAAACTCACCTCATCGCCAACATCGATGAGCACGCGGCAAAAATCTACAGCACTTGGACGAGATTTGAGAGCGAGTACCGCGAACGACAAGCGGCCGCAGAAGCCTTTAAATCCGCAAATTATGAAGGCGAGTGCAGTCGATATATCACCGATTTTGCACAACGTGCAAAACTGGACAATAAGACCGCTGCAAACCTGATTTTGACACAGGCAGCAGGCTTGGAAAAGTTGCAAGTTGAGTTGGCTAACCAACGTATGCGCAAGTATGAGCTCAAAGCACCTAATCTCACGCTTGAGCAACTACAATCAATCCATGATGACATTATCAAGCAAATGGATAACTTGATGGAGGCATATCAAAATGGCTAAGGTTTATTTGGCGATGTACAAGCACAAGCGAGACTGGAGAAAAGAGCCTGTCAAAGCAATGGCAGACCGCATCACTCGATTTTTTACCAAGGGCCAATACTCGCATTGCGAGATTGCCATTGAGCGTATTGAGTTTGACAACGGGCATCATTATGAGCATGCGACAGTATATGACTGCTACTCATCATCGGTGCAAGACGGCGGCGTGCGTTGCAAGCAGATTGATGTATCCGATAACACCAAATGGGATTTAATCCCCCTTAATGATGTCGCCGAGGTGCAAATCAAAGCCTATCTTGACCACACTTTGGATTGCAAATATGACTGGTGGGGTGCGTTAGGGATTGTGCTAGGCATCAAACAAAAACGCTCAAAATATTTTTGCAGTGAGTGGTGCTTTAATGCGATTTGCGGTGGGGGAAATGGCTGGCGATTTAGTCCGAATCAGTTGGCCGCTATATTTAATAAAGAGAAAAGTTAAAAGGAGAGTTTACCCTGCACAAAGTTTAATTCAATAAAGAAAAGACGGCGATAACAACGGCACTAGGAATGCTCGTTGTTACCAGCTACGCAGACCTAGCCTGCATATAGCCATACGCCGCCTACCTTGCGCAAGGCTGGTGGATTGTAACAAATCTTTTGATTAGGAGAAATATATGCAGTCAATTAAAGCAATCCGTTGCACATTTTGTAACAAATTATTGGCGAAAGTGGGGATAGTTGGTTATTTAGAAATCAAATGCCCTCGTTGCAAAACTGTTAATACTACACGTTAATTTGATTTGAGTGTCAGAATGCCTTGAGCATCGGAACGCCATATAAAGGAAAAACTATGGCAAATCAAAACACCTTTAAACAAGCCCCGTTGCCGTTTATTGGACAAAAACGAATGTTTCTTAAACATTTTGAAACAGTTTTAAATGAGAATATTAAAGGTGATGGCGAGGGCTGGACGATTATTGATACATTCGGCGGTTCAGGCTTACTCAGTCACACCGCCAAACGGTTAAAACCGAAAGCCCGCGTCATTTACAATGATTTTGATGGCTATGCCGAAAGATTGGTATATATCAATGACACTAACGCCTTACGCACACAAATCTTTGCAAAAATTGGTAACGCTACGCCAAAGAATAAGCGTTTACCAAAGTCGTTAAAGGCAGAAATCATTAAAATCATCGACCAATTCAAAGGTTACAAAGATTTAAACTGCTTGATGAGTTGGCTATTATTTAGTGGACAACAAGTAAGCTCATTAGACGAACTGTATAAGAAAGATTTTTGGCATTGCGTTCGATTAAGCGATTATCCTAGTGCAGAGGGGTATTTGGATGGCGTGGAAGTTATCCGTGAATCATTCCATACGCTGCTGCCGAAGTTTACCGATAATCCGAAAGCGTTGTTTGTGTTAGATCCACCATATTTATGTACAAGGCAGGAAAGCTACAAACAAGCCACCTATTTTGATTTGATTGATTTCTTGCGATTGGTCAATATTACGCGACCACCGTATGTGTTCTTTAGCTCGACGAAGTCGGAATTTGTGCGGTTTATTGAGTATATGGTCGATGATAAAGTGCATAATTGGCAGGCGTTTGAAAACGCCAAACGGATTACAGTCAATGCCAAACTGAACTACCAAGTGGCGTATGAAGACAATTTAGTCTATAAATTCTAGCAGTAACAAAGGCTTCGAGTAATCACGAGGCCTTTTGTTTTAGTCTTCTAATTCGGAAAGTAAACAATAAAACGGTGGGGCAAAAGGGGCGAGCGTGGACGTAAATCTCACCACGCAATCTTTGCGTCCGTCTTCCACAAAACGCACATCTAAAAATGCCGTGTTATAGACAAAAGTTTGTCCGCATTCGTTAGGCAGTGAATATTGCGAACCGTCTACAACAAAACCGTCGTGTTCTTTTACGGCAACAAGAGCTAGTTCCATCATTATTTCTTGCTCGGTTCTCATTTTAAAATTTGTCATTTTGTAGGTTTCCTGTGTTTGTTTAACTTGGTCATAGGATTGCTCTCTTAGGTTTACATAGCAAGTCATCATTACGGAAAAATGACTGACTGCGGTCGAATTAGGCTAGGGAGGGATGGAGGGCTAAATAGGTGCAGTTATGTAACGCTGTTTCATTAAATGAAAAAAGCAAGAAAAGGAATTTATCTTGCTTTTTTAGGGACAGTTATGTTGTGCGGGTTTAGATTACAAATTACACTGGGATAACTGGAAAGCGATTATTCAAGAAGTCGCAAAGCAACTAGGCATACCTTTTGCTAAACCGCATATTGAAAGTTGGACCAATGGCTGGCAGGTACGCGCGCATTTCTTCGCTTATTTTAAATATGAGTTCAACCAAAATTCTGCGGCGATTTTTTCTGTGCTATTAAATCGTCGCCGACTAAGAGTGTGTTTAGATTGGCATTGCTATCGTGCAGATCGCTCACAAA